ATTCATTCTTACCAACTCTTACTCTACGAATATAATAATCATTATGCCATGCGTGAATACCACTACTTGTTCCTAATGTTAATGATGTAGTTCCTGCTGGTTTAACCGTTGTTGTTCTTGCTGAAACATTTATTTTTAATATTTCTGCTACCCTTCTATTTTCTGTCTTAACCACTTTTGCAGATTCTTTCATATCCAATTTCAAAACTGCACCACTACCAATACCCGTCATAGATACACCAATCAATGCATCCTTTTCGGTTGTTCTCTGCCATATTGGGCGAAGGTAATGGAAATCAGTATAACCTGCTTGCAATGTTCCTATGAATGATGCTGCTTTTACTCTTGCATTCAAATCGTCTTGGTCTACTACATCACTTACATTAACTTCACATAAGTTACAGAATTGGAAAGGTCTTAATGCAATTTCACAACATGGGTTAGTTCCCCAATCTTTGTCGTTTGATAAGTAGATACCAGGTTCACCTGCTCCACTTGCTTCAATTCTTTTCCACAAATCCATAAAATAATCCTTTGTGATTTTGTGTCTCATTAATACCGCTGAGTTATTTGCTCTACCTCTTTGTGGATTTGTTTCCCACCATGCACCACTCTTACAACTAATCATTTGTTCATCACTTGCTGAGAACAAACAAATTAATGCTGCTCTACGAATACCACCTGCCAACACTGCATCAGCAATATGGCAAACTATATCATGTACTTCAATTGGATTTAATTTATCACCATCTTTTTTAGCATCAAAAATACCGTCAATCTTAATTAGACATTCTTTTAATGGTTGAGGACCTGGTGCTTTACCACCACTTGTAATTAATCGTGCTCCCTTTGCTCTAATATCTCTAAAATCAAATACTGGTTTTGAACCACCAAAGAAATATGATTTTACTAATACTGAAATTGAATCCGCCCATCCTTCAATAGAATCACCGATAAGAAATCTACGAGTCTTATCTGCATTTGGTTTTCTAATTTCAGGTAATGCATCAACATGATGTGATTGTACTGAATATCCTACACCAGTTCCACCTAAAAGTAAGAACATAATTTCAGAGAATACTCTCCAATCATCAATAGGTGCGAATGCACAATTATAAATTCTATTTGGTGAAATTTCAATTGGTTTACCTGCGAACTGCATTGAACGCATTGAAGGTAACACTTTCTTATCATAAACAAACTTATAGTTCTCTCTGATTTCTTCTTCTAAATTGGGATATGTTTTTATATGCATATCCATATTTCTTGTAACCAACTCCTGCCACGTCTCTCTTCTTTTTAATTCTGGCTTATATTTTGCGTACTTCATGTACACCGTAATTTCTGATAGGATTCTTGTTGAAATGTCCATTGTTTTTGTATTTTTGTAAAATTAATAAATAAAACTTTTTTCGATAAAAGTATGAAATGTACCAATAACTATTAGTATATTCATATATAGATACGACTTTTGAAAGAAAAAAACCCACTTTTTATAAGTTTTTTTTTCCACAAGTTATATACTTATTAACCCATATTTTCTATATATTTTTTATGTAAAAGTTTCTTTTCTAAGTTACCACCATTACTAGATTCTTTTTGTGTCATCACACCATCTGCCGATAATGGTTCAAATACATCTATTAATCCAATCATAGTATCCATCTTAGCCGGGAAAGTTAAACCATCTGCACCAAATCTATTTTTCATAACGTGGAATCGTGCAGTATTACTTAACTTATCTTTTGCTTTTCTACTTACACTCATAATGAAATCTGATGTCATTACTTTTGCATAAGAATCTGCAATTGAATCCGCTTGTATAACTTCAAAATCAATTGCTGAACGATTGGTTTGTGATGCTGTCCAAATTGGAACACCCAACTCACCACTCAATCCTCTGATTTCTTCATACACACCACCCAATTCTGCATAGGTACTATCTCGTTTGTTTACGGGCTTTAACAAATCTGCATAATCAATAATAATTAAATCCGGTTTAAATCCGAATCCTTTGTACTTATCTAAATGTGCTTTGATTGTTTTTGTGCTTGCCCCTCTCGGTGGATAATACTTAACCATCAAATTTGCTTTGTGGTTTTTAAGTTTAGCTACTACTTCTTCTTTTCTATCTTTCAATTCGTTAGATGGAATACCCGTCATAATAGTATCGTATCTCGTACCTGCATAGATTTCTGATAATTCTAATGTATAATGCATTACATTGTAACCTTGCCTTACAGCATCGGCTGCTATCTTACACAATACCCAAGTCTTACCAACTCCACTCGGTGCTACAATTACTCCTAATTCACCTGGTCCTAATCCACCATCCATTAAATCATTGATTGGTTTCCATCCGGTAGGTACTGAACTTCTTTTAGTTTCTTCCATCCTCATTGCAATATCCTTATAGTAATCATGTCCTAAATTGTTTTCCATTCCCGCTTTTAATGCGTTCTGAACTACAACTCCTATCTCATCCCAACTCTTTTCGGATTTGATTAGGTCTACTGATTGAAATATTGCGGCTTTTAACTTCTGAAACTTTGAGAATTTAATATATTCGGTTTTTACAAACTCCATATCTTCACTACCGAATACATCATAGATTTGTTTTATTCTTTCTATGATTTGTTTCTTTTGAGAATCAGTTCCCAATGATGCCAACTTAACTTTAAATACGTCTAAGGTTGGTGCGGCGAATTGTTTACTTTGATAATCTAATATCGCTTCTACAATCCACTTATCTTGTTCACTTTCAAAATAATCTTTGTTTGTAATTTCAGAAACTTGATTAAGAAAAGGTAAATCCGATAATAATGCAGCTATGACTTTAGATTGGTATGATTCACCAAATTTTTCTAATGTATCTACTGCGTTCATTATTTACTTTCTTTTTCTTTTGTTTCTTTCTTAGGGTTTTTGTATTCTTTCCACTCCGATTTAGGAATAAATTTCCATTCACTCGTTGCGTTGTAAGCATCTTTATCACTTACTCTAATAATGTTTCCGGTTTTGTTGCTTTTAAGACACTTCATAGGTTGTTTCCTCCATGTTTGTTTTTAATTGTTATTTATGTAATTTTGCGAAAGTAGTTTGAATCCAGCTATTAACATCACCAAATGAATTAATAACTTTCATTCCCATTGCTTTCTTTATGAATCCTAATTTATCCAATTTTGCTGAATTATCCAAATATTTTTGGTTAATTGTTAGTTTTTTGTTTGTTGGAATTTCAGGATCGAATAATTGCATCAACTTATAGTTTCTTTCAACTAACTTTTTTTGATTTAATATCTTTTCGTAGATTCCGTTTTGTGCTTTTCGTTCTTCACACAATTCAAACATCGCATCAATTGTAATTTCTTTCGAATCAACAATCTCAGGAAACCTCTTAATAATAGTTTTAAGACCACAACCAGCAATACCATCAATGTTATCGGACTTATCACCATCAAGAGTGCGATAGACCATAAAATTTGCAGGATGTACACCATACTCAGTAATAACCAATTCTTTATCATATAACTTCTTTTTAGTCGGAGAATATACTTTAACTTTGTCATTTACTAATTGTAGGAAGTCTTTATCTGCACTCATTATGACTACACTTTCTTCCTCTTTTAATAATTGTGAGGCAATATAGCCCATAACATCATCTGCTTCGATGCTATCGTATAACATTATTTCCACAGGTAGATACTCTAGTAGTTCGATTAAACCAATCATTTGTCGTTTCATAGATACACCTTCTTCTTCTTTGTTCATCAAATCTGCGTAGGCTCTATTCACTCTAAAACGATTGTTACCTCTATTCTCTTTGTAACCACTATATAAATCCTTTCTACTTTTAGAACCACCCTTACCATCGAATACAATTATACAACGAGTTGCATTATATTCTCTGATAGCATAACCGATGCCTTTTAATGTACCTACTATACCGCCAATGTGGTCCCCATTATCATCCATTGTAGGATTTACGGTCCAACTTCTTATAAAAGTATTAAGACCATCAACAATTAATACTTTTTCTTTTCCTAATTGCTGATAGTCTTTTTCTACTTCGTTTAGTAACTTCTTATATGTTTCGTTCATAAACCTTTATTCTGTTTCGATATCGGGTTCAGGCTCTTGCCCTCCGTTATCATATGTAATTTCATCCGGATCGATTCCTTCTTTTTTATATTGTAAGATTGTTGCTTCACAAATCTTTCTATAAATTTGGTCTCTTAACTCATCCTTAACTCCCATCATCTGAATAAAATCTTTAGATTGAAATTTAATAACTTCACCGGTATCAGTGTCAATGTATTCGTACCATGCACCGCCTTGCTTAACTAATTTATTATCTTTCATCACCTTTAACCATCCACCAAAATTATCAATACCTCTATCAAAGAAAATATCGAAATCTGCTGAACGTAATGGTGGTCCTAATCTATTCTTAATAACCTGTGCTCTTACTTTGATACCAATGATTCTCTCACCTGCTTTAATCTGTCCCATATTCTTTAAACGAATACGAACCGAAGCGTGGAATGCTAATGCTTTACCACCCGATGTAGTCCAAGGGTCACCAAACATCACACCTAATTTCTGCCTAAGTTGATTAGTAAATACAACGGAGATTTTTTGTCTACCAATTACATTTGTAATCTTTCTCATTGCTTTTGAAATGATAATTGCCTTATCAGTTGCGTAACCATCTTTATCATAATCAGCATCCATCTCTTTTTTAGTTGATGCCGCTGCGACTGAATCGACTACTATTGTAACTAATCTATCCTTATCACCTTTACGAACTTGTTCAATAATTGTATCAATTGTTTCAAAAATATCCTCAACTGTGTCTACTGAAACGTATAATAGTTTAGAAACATCCACTCCAATTGCATCAAAGAACTCTCTACTTACCGCAGTTTCAGTATCAATTAATACTGCTACCCCACCTTGTCTTTGCGTTTCTGCTAACACGTGTGCTGCTAAAAGTGATTTACCACTTTGTTCTAAACCGGTGATTTCGGTAATTCTTCCTACGGGTAATCCCCCATAAGGTCTGTTCGAAATTGCTACGTCTAACATTGCTGTTCCAGTGGAAACCCAACCTGGTACATTGGTTGGGGCTCCATCGGAATCATCATCCAAGAAGAAAGCTACCTTTTGGTCTTTCCACTTTTTGTTAAGACTATCAGCAATTTGATTTGCTAAGTCTACTTTTGCCATAAAAATTATGAATTAAATAAGTCATCAAATGCTGCTGCCACATCTACTTTAGGTGCGGGTGCAGCTGTCTCATCATCATCCCAAGGTAAATCATTAACTAATCCACTTCCACCAATTTGAGGTGCAGCATCTTTAGTTACTAATTGTTCTTCAACTTTCTTTGGTTGAGGTGCTAATGTTTGTTGAGAAACAGAAGGAGTTGGATTTTCTTCTTCAAGCACTGCCGTTGGGTTTAACCAATTCTCTAACACAGTCTTTAATTCTGCATAAGATAATTCTGAATAGATATCAGTAATATCAGTTTGCTCATCTAACAATTTAGTTGCGATTGTAGAATTATCATGTAATAAAGATACATTTGGTTTTACTCTGATTCGAGTTTCAGGATATGTTTTACCTGCTTCCTCTACAATTTCAATAACAATATCTCTACCATTTGTTTCATCGGTAATATCGCCGTAATCAGGATCAGCTACGATAGCTAAAATCTCTTGATACACAGTCTTACCAAATCCCCAAAATTTAACACCTTCGTTTTCTTGACCTCTGATTACCACAGGTGCGAAAGTTCTTAATTTAGGCTCCATTTTCTTACCCGCTTTCCAATTCTCAGTATCACCTAATTTCTTAAGTTTTTCTGCGAACTCTAAAATTGGGTCAGGTCTTCCAAAAGAAGCTGGACTCAAATAAGTTTTGTTGTTAATGTTGTAGTGAAATAACAATTCAATGAAAGGATTTTCCTTATTGAATTTGTAAGGTACGATACGAACTTGGTACTTTCCAGGTTTGGTTTTCCACAATGAGTCCGTTTTCTTCGAAGTGTTTTGCAACGAATTAAGACGTTGCTTGATTGCATTAATGTTCATGCTGCTTTGTTTTTAATGTTTAAAAATTTGTTTTTAAGTTTTAAGATTATCGCGATTTAATCTCACGTATAAATATCGATTTTCTTAATTCCTATACAATAAAGATACGATATTTTTTTGGAACTACCAAATTATTTAGAGAGTAATTTTATCCTTCTTTCAAGGTAAAAAACTGCTTTCTTCAAATCCTCTAGTTCCTTTGCTGGGTCCTTCTTTCCGGCCCTTGCTATGTATTTTGCTACATTGAATAGGTATGCATCTTTGTCTAATCCCCACGCTTCACATACCTTTATTACTTCGTATGGGTTATCGATACCACCATAATATGCTGGTCCGTTTACCATTTCTTTTTGTGGAGCAGGTGGTGTGTGTTTGAAATTCGGTAAACTATCTGTAAATTCGTCTTTTCTTATTTTTGGTTTTGCTGGCATATAAGGTATTTATGTGATTTATATTAATCCTGTTTTTTTAGGTATGTTAAGTTGTAAATTATATACCAATGAGTATCTGTAATTTGGGAACACCGGACTTGGTACTCTACCTGTATGTGGTATACCTGCATCAAACAATACCAATCTACCTGGTTTTGGTAATACACTTTTTATTATTTCAGCATCACTTCCTATTTTATCAAAAAATACAGTTTCAGAACCCCAATTTGCATCCCAATTATCATTGCCATATATTATTGCTGTAATATTATTGAATCCGTTTATCACGCCATCATCATGAATTGAGAGGACATCTGAGTATTTGTATGCATTTATCATAATTCTTTTACATATATATTCATTGTTTAATATTGGTAATAAAAATATTTTATTTAATATTTCATTATAAAAATTAATATTAATATCTTCATTATTTACTTTTTTGGCCATTGACCATCTTCTATCCATTCTATCTGCATTGGAATAT